TCTTTCTTTATAGAAACAGATCTCGTCATTAATTTTGATGTATCCATTTCTTTCCGGGAAAGAAGATGCATCCTCTACAATGATAGTCGTAGCAGTGGAATTCAGGTAGGATGACAACACCGTCCTCTCTTGGAGGAGGTTCTTCTCATAGTTGTCAATATCATGATGTGTAGTTAAATTAGTAATAATATCCAGAGGATTGCCAGGAGACTCTAAATGCTCGTAGTAATTCTCAAGAACCTTCTGAAAGTTCTCGTATTGAGCTACGATAAAACCTGGCAGTTGATCTTCGATTAGCGAAGAAATCTGTGTATTCATCTAATTACTCTGGATATACCGTGAACTTACTGTTAGTGATGTCTACATCTAAATATAGACTTCTTTCTGCATTAATATCATTTTTCGCAGGTTGTACTCTAACCTGAATACGATTATCAAAGAAACTACCAGAAATGATAGTTACATCATACAGTTTGATTTCACCCTCTACATAATCAACTGTTCCGAGATCATCTTTCACGACAATCTTTTCCCCAGTAGCAGGGTCCAGTCTATATAGGACAATTTTTCCACCCCTGTCCTCAAAGTACACAGTGTAATTAGGATATTCCGTTACTTTGAATCCCGTACTCTGCACAACAGGTCCATCACAAGAATCAGCAAATTCATTCTGGAAACACAACTCATAAAAGAATGTGGAGTTAATTGCAGGATAGAAATCTTTTCTTAACGTAAGTGTAGTTGTATTTGAATTAATTGATGCATCAGATTCATCGATAACGCCAACATACTTACTATATCTAAACTTACCGTTAAATTTTTCTGTCCCTGAAAGCACAGTATACTCATCAACTGCACTAATCACTTTGGAACGAATTTCTGGTGGGAACTGGGTAGTTCTTCTTGTATTGTAATAAATTTTACTATCAAGTTCGATATAAACAACAGAAGCATCAACAATCTCTGGAGTTACCGAGGCTACAGAGTAATCTTGTAGATTATTAATAATTTGTTGTTTTGTAAATGTAGAAAGAACAGATCCACTGTTTGGTTTGATAATGATCTTTACTTTACCATATTCTGGGTATCTTTCCTCTTCTCCACCATATACAATGATATCAGAAATAGCAGGATATACTTTTCTAACAATAGATGCATAGTCAGCAGCAGTCACCGCTCTATTTTGTGTAGCATATTGTTTTGGAGCATTGAATCTAATCTTATCAATACTCTCGATAGCAGCACCCCCAGAGGCGTTAGAAACGGTTATAACGTCGGAGATACTAACTGGGTACACTTGATCGTTTTCATCCACCAGAGTGCCAGCAAACGTGAACTGGGACGCTCCATTGGTCGATGTTCCATTAGTCGTTAGATAAGAGACTTCAATAACTTCTTGATCATCAAGAGCTCTTCCAATTACATCGTCACCAAAGAACAATTCATATTGTTCGTCTAATGTTTCCTGAACATAGAAAATATTATCTTCAGATCTAATGTCAATGATTGTATCAATCTGATTATAATATACAAATGCATCCGATGTTGGAGAATTAAATATTTTTACTCTAATAGTACTGGTGTCTGCATTTGCATTCGACAGTAAAAACTTTTGAGTAGAATTTGTTTTACTAACAACAAACTTGTTAGTAATTAATGTTCCCTCAAACAAAGAGACATTATTAAAGAATGCTTCTCTATTAGTAACAGGTACCTTGATATCATCAATCGCAACAAATCTGTATAACTTATCGTCAAATGTAGTTACGAATCCAGTTCCTTTCCTTAAAATAATATTAGATGGTGCATTACCAGAAAAACTTACCTTGAAGTCTAATACTGCCTCTGGTGCAACAACCGACTTGGGTTTGTACCCTAATTGCTTCGCTAACGTGATTACATTGTCCCTCAATGTCGCTGAATCGAGGAACAGTTCATTCACCACCATATTGGTGTTAAACGCCGTGTAGTACGTATTATATGCTAATACGTCAAGAAGATTCGCCCACGCAGAACCTTCAAAATCAAAGTCAGTAAAATCAGTCTGCGCTCTCAAATAATCCTTGAGGGCAGTCTTGATATCATTAAAATCTAAATTACTAACTTGAACGTAATTCATTATTGAGTTCTCTGCAGAAGGAAGTTAATTTCTAGTGGTGCTACATCTTCACGACCACGAATCTCAAATTCAAAATTAACGTCAAAGGCGTTTTCATCATAATTAGGTTCTACGGTGAGTTCAACTACGTTGACTCTTGGTTCAAACCTACGAATTACATCATTAATTTCATTTTTAATAAGTGCTGCAACACCGAAGTCAAGTGGTTCAAATAAAAGTCTTGACAACTGTGATCCCAATGACGGTTGAAAGGGTCGCTCCCCAGGAACAGTCATTAATAAATTGACAATAGACTGCTTAATCGCAGCATCCTCTTTCGATACTTGCAAATCGCCAGTAATCGGGTGAGGTTTGAAATTTACCTTTAAATCCTTGAAAGGAGCGAACTTGGGCACAACAACGCAATTTTATTTTTATTTAGTAGGCTTTTCTTCCTTCTCTTCCTTTACCTTCCTTAAAATTTTATCAGAATCGACTTGAGTGATTAGTGTCATACCGCTTTTGATAAAATCTCTGCTTTTATCTGTTGGTGAATTGCCCATTGTGCTCTCCTATACGTTACGTTGTGATTAATTAAAAAAGGGGCGTATGCCCCCATGATTATCCTCTACCTTGACCGCGATACCTCTTCCTTGCTTTGTTACGTGAAGTCGCAGCGTACTTGGTGTTCTTTCCCATACCCTGACGTGTACGCTTGGGGTGTGGATCGATCGTGATTTTGCTGGTCAGAGATGGTCGAGATGCCATTAGTTTTTTAGTGAACTTCTTGTATTATACCACAGATCTCATCCACCTGCAATGACAGAGTGAGATCCCATTGCCATGAGTGCTGTGCCACCAGCACCTAAACTTTGTAACTTATCACCAATTCTTGCAACCATCTTCTTATTAACCCAAACTTTTTTAGAACCAGTAATAATTTTATCGATATGAGGTGGTTTATCACCACATACATGTATTGCTGTAACGTTACCTACTAAAGCAACGTTAATCTTATTTACTAATACTGGTTTACCATAAGGAATCGCAGTCACAGGTACTGGAAACCAGCACTCATGACCACTCTCTAAATCTTGGTTTCTTGAAATACCACCAACTAAAGTCATCTGAAGTTTGTCTCCTCGCCTGGTAGAGCTCTCTTCTGTCTATTTATTCTATACTCAATACGTCTCTGATGTGGATTCCAATTGTTATCTACATCCATATATGCAGGGAAATACCATATGTATGGAGGGCATGTTGATGTTACTGTGATCGTAAAGAATAAACGTTCTGTACGTATCATAGATGGTTTCATAGACCACACATAACTACTATTCGCAGCTGCCTGTTGTGTAGTGGGTGATCCTATGTTTATAGCAGTCTCTGGCGTTACCTGCGAACTACTGATGGGCAGAGTTCCGCTCCCCGGCAATTGTTTTACCGTGATCTTCTTATCTCTCTTAAACGCTGGAGTCTTTACAGTTCTTACTCCACCCATCCTTGCACCACCTCTTACATTATCTCGGGTGTTCGGAGTTGTGTCTCCCACATATAATTCTGAAAACCCTGCTTCCCCATCATGAAAATACTTCTCCGTTACGTATCCCATCAATGATACGGGTAATACCAGAGTAGGGCTGCCTGGGACAGGTCCGATAGTTCCATATACTATATACGGTTCACTATAGATCGGCATTACCATCTCTGGTATATTCCCAGCACCTCCCGATAATACCGTCACACCAGCACCCTGTCTATTAGGAATACTGCCTGGTGTTACAGTTATACCTGTGATTAACTCGGGAGATGGTTGGACGGGAGAGAACGGAGTGCCCCCAGGACACACTAAAGTCCCCTCTGCAGTGATCGGTACCCCTCCAATGCTCTCATATATGTTTACATTGATTCCGACGCGACTGATGCCAAATCTGCCGGGTTTGGGGGGTGGTAAGATCTGCCACATCCCTCCTACATTTGTAAATCCAGGTCCAGGTACGAGAATTGCCATTATTTCTCTAATGCTTGCAGTCTTTTATCTACATCATCCAAGTAATCTGTTATCTTCTCATGTGCGTCAGCACCAGGGCGTCTATACATGAGGCTTGGAGTTTTTAGACTCGCTACTTCAGCTTTCAGTGCTTGGATCTCCTGAAATGCTATCTCTAACACCTGTTCCAGGTTCAGCGATTTCTTGGAGGAGCTTGAATCGTTCATCGGATTTGTCTGCATTCTTAAAGTTCTCGGAAGCGCGTTTCTCAAATTGCTCACAGAAGTCGTCAAACTCGGTAAGCACTTCTGCTTGCTTATTCAAATACTTATCGTAGTCTTTCATTTGTTGCATGGAGGTAGTATTGCAAATATCATATCCCAAAATGTGTTTAGAATCCACTCGGGTATTGCGAATATTATATCGATAATATCTTTCTCTTTCCGAGTGGGTGGGATATATGTATATTTATTCGAGACCTTCGCCTCTTTTCGCTTACTTGTACTAATAGGCGCTTGTCGCCTCCTTGCTGTGTCTCGACGTATTCGACTTTTTTGACGCTTTTCCTCCTGGAGAATTTTTTTGATATCGTTATTATATCGATATCGATTTGTAACCCCTGAAAGCCTTGAACCTCTTTTCATGTCTCGGAAATTTTTTATATACTGGTTTGGGAGATCTTTAAATTTCGCCGAAATATTTAACTCGCTTGGGTAACACTTTGTAGGTTAGGGACTTAAGCGTTTTTCGCTCGGCGGTCGGCATATACAAAGAAGGGGACGAATTACCTGTCCCCTGTGTTACATAGTGCTGTCGAGTTAGTGTCACATAAGAGCGTAACGATTGACCCATTGCCCTGCGCTCTGCTTCAGATTCAGGAGAAGGCGCAGCATGTCGCGACGGCGGACGGTGTGGGTGCTGTAGTGGCGTGACTGCCAAAAGATCATGCACTGCCTGGTCATCGGGTAGAGTCTGATCTGCTCGGTTGCTGTGCTGTCAGTGTCGAGGACGATGACTGGATTCATGGTGTCGTGTCGTTGTGTTCTTCGTTAGTCTACCAGATCAGATGCAGGCGTCAACCCATCGGGCGAATGCCTGCAATGCCATCATGTCGAGCGGGTCGGCAGTCTCAAAGATCGGCGCTGTGCTTCTGCGTTGCTTGGTTTGATTGACCACAAAGACGGCGTGATCTGTCTCATCAGCAAACCAGGCAGCAGAGTCTGGATCTGTGGCGTCCTGTCCTGTGAACACTGCAGCAGGCATGCCAGGGTAGACACGGCGGATCTTGTCGAACTCACTGCAGGCACGATCCAGCATAGATGAATCAAGATAGGTCTTGCCCTCCACAATGAAGATCAGTTCTCCATCCTTATAAGCATGGATATCGACTTGTGTTTTCTTGTATGACTTGCCGCCTCTGCTCTCGATCATGATATAATCGTTGTGCTTGCATACGATCGATGGATCGACTGCATAGATCACCGCCTGTGCCACGTCCTCATAGAGGTCGCCCAT